ATAGATTCTAAAACTGTAGCGACAGTTGGAGAACATACTAAGAAATTTGCGCCACCACGCAATGTTAATTGGTGAATCTTGTTGCTTACTTTTTGCATTTTAGTTCCTAAAGTTGCAAACCAAGCACCTTGTGTGTTATAGAAACCAGTTTGACTAGTTGAAGATGGAAAATCAAATCCATTAGTGTTGCTAGAATTATAAACACCATTGTTTAATACTGTCCAATATTCAGTTGCAGCAGCTGCATCATCAATTAACATATCTAAGATTTCCAAATCAATTTCCATTGAAATGTATTCGCTCATAATGTTAGTTAATTCAGCTTCAGCATCAATATTTTGGTAAGCATTTAAATCTTGTGCAAATTCAGGAGTCCATACAGCTTTTAACTTTTTAGTCTTAGCAGTGATAGCTTGAGATTGCATTTTGATGTTGATTTCAGGAATAGCAATTGTAGTTGCACTTTGTGCATTTGGAACTGCAAATGTAGATCCATCTTCAAAATCACCACGATTATTATCAACAGTAGCTTTGTTGTAGAATACAGTAACTATACCAGCAGCTGTACCAGTAGTCTCAGCTGTTGAAGCAGTAAAGAAAAAGGTAAGATTACTTCCAACAATTTGTGTGAAAGCTGGTAACGATTTAGCTACAGTAAAAGCTGAACCTGATGTTAATACAAAAGCTCTAACAGCTTCTAAATCATAAGAAGGAATAGTTGATAAAGCAATTGTTACTTTTTTAATACTAGTTGCAACAATTGAAGCTGATAATGATGTATCATAATTAACTTCAGCAAAAGAAGCAGTAGCTAAAGTTGCAGCAACCGCAGCTGATGATGTTTGGTTAGTACTAAATGCAAAACGACCTGCACCATATAAACCACCAGTTGTTCCAGTAGTTTGGAATGGATAAGTACCATTAGGATTACGAGTACCATATAAAGAATCACCACTAGCAAAAGGATTTACATTAGTTCCATATTGGAAGTCTAAGAAAAATACTAGGCCTGATGGTAAATTCATTGGTTGAACAGAAACGAATTCTTTAGCTGCGATTTGACCAAATACTTTACGTACTAATGGCAAAGCTATACCAGCCCAGTTTTCAGATTGTCCTACAGTAAAACTACCGCCTTGTCCTGTTGCGCTAGATTCTACTACTAATTGTTTTGCTTGGTTTTCTAATAAAATAGACATGTTGTTTTTATGCACGTCGGCCAAGCCTTCAAGTAAACCAGTTTTGGTCCACTTGGATGCTAATTTCCCAGCATCACTTTGAAGTGATTTCCATGGGTTAGCAGATTCAAGTAAATTTTGAATTGAACTCATTTTTTTGTTTTTAATTGTTTTTAATTGTTTTTAATTGTTAATTATTTTTTACCAAAAGCTAATTCTCTCATTCTTGCGAAAGCATCATTTTCAATAATTGGTCTAGCAGAAGCACTACCTAAAGCTTTAGACGCTGAACTTAATGATTCTCTAATTGGGGACTTAGTAACATTAGATGTTTTTAATCCTTGTAAAGTTTCATAAATTAATTCAACTTCTTTTTTAGATGCTGCTCTATCAAACGCTGTTAAAACTTTGATTTTTTGTTGTTCTGTTAAAGATTTGTTGCGGAAAATTTTGTTAGTGTAAAGAAGTTTAGCGTTTAAAACGTTAATCTCATTAAGTTCAGATTTAAGAGTTTTAATTACAGAATATGCTTCTTCAAGTTCTGGAGTAAATTCTTCTCCTTCTGTACTATCAAGATCTTTCATAAAATCATACTTAGTATCTGTTCCACCTTTTCTTCCTTGGCCACCAGCATTTGAGGGACTTGATAAGGCGTCTAAGTATTTAGCAAATATTCCATCTTTTTCTAATTTTTTCCTGTTAGGCACATTATTCCACTTAGCCATATCTTTTCCACCTTGTTCCATTGAGAATTTTTTAAGATCAGCTTCACCGGTTGTAGCTAAACTGTTTAAAATATCATGCATAGCTGATCCTTTTGGAGTCACATCTGCTGCTCTTTTAAAAAGTGATTTTGCTTTTTCAAGATCTACTGTATCTTTAATCTTATAGAAAGAAGCCATTTCATTAAGCATTGATTCTCCAAGATCTTGAGTGAATTCTTCTCCACCCTCTTCATCTTTAAAGAAATCATATTTAGCATCTGTTCCACCTTTTCTTCCTTTGCCACCTACATTTGAAGGACTAGATCCAGCATCTAAATATTTAGCAAATATTCCATCTTTTTCTAGTTTATTTCTATTAGGTACGTTGTTCCACTTAGCCATATCTTTTCCGCCTTGTTCTATTGAGAATTTTTTAAGATCGGCTTCTCCAGTTGCTGCTAGACTACTCAAAATATCATGCATAGCTGATCCTTCTGAAGTTGCATCTGCAGCTCTTTTAAACATGGATTGAATTTCAGATTTTGAAAGTGTTTTTTTCTCACCATTTTTAGTGATATCTACACTATCTTTAATCTTGTAGAAAGAAGCCATTTCGTTAAGAGTTTCTTCTTCTAATTCTAACTCATTTAAAAGTTCGTTAAGATCAATTTCTTCTAAAGATTTGTAATTTGTAATTTTAGCAGCGCTTCTTTTAGAATATGGAGCATCATCTTCTTCAGTTTTGTCAGTACGATATTCATCTTTACCTTTTGTATTTGTAAGATGGTTTTTATCTTTAGTACTAATTTTTTTAGAATAACTATGACGTTCGTCTAAATCTTCTGCACCTTCTTCATTTTCCATTCCTTCATGACCAGCTTCTAATTCCTTGTTAGCTACCATGTCTTTAATAACATCTTCAATGAATGATTTAAGGTCGTCTTCAGACATATCTTCAATAGATATATTTTCATCTTCTTCTTCCTCTTCTTCTTTTTCTTTCTTTTTAGCTTCGTAAAGTTCTTCTTCAACTTCACCTTCTTCTAATTCGGCTAAAAGTTCATCTAAAGAAACTTCATCCATCATTTCATCTTTCATCTCTTGATTTTCATATTCCATGTTCTCATCAGTTTCTTCCATCTCGCTAATTTTTTGAGATAGTTTTTCTCTAAGAAATGGACCAAATGATTCTTCAAGAGCTGCTTTTGCATTAGCAATAGCTGTTTCTTTTACAGCTTTAGCGTCTGCGATTGCTTCTTTAAGCAAGTTTCGGTTGTTTGCCATTTTTTTCCTTAATTTAATTTGTTTGGAAATACACTTAATGTGAATAAATTCGAAGTGTAATAAGATTTATTATAGTCAACGCCTCATAGAATTGGGCGCATTCTGTTATACGTATGTATAAATTTATTAAGAATACAAAAAAAGATTAAAATATTGGACATGCTCCATTAGAGCATAAAATTTCAGTTATAATTGAATTTACTTTACTATATGGGTTAACATTAGATTTTTCTAATCCTTCACGTAATGGAGTCATATATGAACCAGGATTAGAAGGTGTTGAAACAAAATCCCAACATAATAATTCAAAGTCATCTTGTACTTCTAGTACCTCACCAACTTGTTTTAAACTACCCATTCCCCGTGATGATACACCTACTTTAATACCAGCATTAATAAGTTCTTTTAATATGTTTCCTGAAGGTGTAGGTAATATTTCAATTGCGCCCATTACATTATCTCCATCCCACCAAAGTTTAGTGATATTATGTGACACGTTTTTTAAGTTAATTACTTGTGAGTCAGGATGGTCTAATTCACCGCATGCTCTTCTTTCTTTTACAAGGACATTATATTTATCTAATTCACGATCCCACAATTCTTTTGAGTAATATCTTCCATTACCGTTTTTAATTTCAACAGTTGCTAAAATACCTTCAACTATAGAATTACCATTAGGACTCTTACGAGTTTCAATTAATGTTTGAGGTTGTACAGCAAACGGTAATGTTTCTATTAATAATGATTTCATATTAGTTTAGTTCTTCTCTAATTAATTTAGATATAATTGAACGAAGTTTTGATTCATATAAATCATTCATTTCTTCACTTATTGAATTTTCTTCAGTTTTATCATTAAAATACTTGTCAGCTTCTTCAAAATTATCAAATTCTTTGTCTTTTTCTTTAGTTATACCTTGACGATTATCTCTTACTTTATATATAGCTTTAAGTGGTATTGGTGTACCAGTTGGAGTTTCTCCATTTTTTCCAATATATTCAATTGCTTTTTCTGAGTTTTTAAATTCAAAGTCCTTACCATTTTTAAGATTTCTTACTACATAAATTATTGTAAACATATCTTTTACCATAGGTTTCCATGGACTTTGAAATAAATTTGAACCTTCTTGTTGTAAAGGAATAAGATATCCATCTTCAGTTTTTGTTATAGCTAATATTATACATTTAAAGTTACCTTTAGCACCAGTAAATCTTTTAATTTCAGTTTCTTTTATTTTACCGTTTTTTGCTTTTTCTTCTAAATCAAGTCTAGCGTTAGTTTCAGCTTTTTCTCTACTGTCACTAACTCCTTCTCCAGAAATTTCTTTAATTTTAGCTTCAATAGGTTTTAAAGCAATATTAATATAATGCATTGGAGTTTCTTTTATTTTTGTTGGAGTAACAGTTGCCTGTTTTTTAATTAAACCTCTAGTGAAAGGAGGCATAACTTCAGATATATATCTAGTTAATTCTGTTTTTTTACGTTCTATATCTTGTGAATATCTACCTCTAGTAGTTTCAGATAAAGCCATATAAAAAAATTGAGATATAAACATTGATAAATCTTTACCCTGTGATATAATTTGTATACTGCCTGGATATTTATTGTTTATTTTAGTAACAATTTCTTTAGGTAAAAATGTAAACTGTGGAATTTTACTTTTTTTATCTTTATCTTCCCAATATTTTGGATCAAATTGACCTCCTTTTGTAGTTTGTTTTGTAGTTTGATATTTTTCTATTCCGTGATAGTCTTTATTTCCTGTTCTAACAGTATCAGCTTCTTCCATATGACTTCTAGGTCCATATCCGCCTGCTGGATCTAAATCATCTGGTCCAAAATCATGTTCTGCTTCTTTATCTCTTGTATCATAATCAAAATCACCAAAATTATTTGAATCTTTTGAGTGTAAATCTTGAGCAAAGTCACTAAATGTTTTTCCATATTTAGTTAAAAATCTATCTGATGTTATCTTATATAATTTATTATCAACATTAGAATCCTTTAAATCTTCATCATTATATCCTTCATCTTCTATAACTTCATCTTCAATTTCTCTCCAAGCATCATTTAAATCTTCTTGATCAAAAAAAGAACCTCCACCAATTGGACTATTTTCATTTAATGATGTTTCATCAACTATTTCTTCAGTAACTTCAGCTAACAATTCAGCTAATGATAAACCTTCTTTTAATTTAGTTAATGATTCCATATATCTTGAAGGAGGACCCATTGGATCTTTATCATAATTTTCCTGATCTTTATACATTAAATCTTGTAAATCTTTGTAATCAATACCAGTATGTTTTTTTATAAATTGTTCTTCATTATCATAATCATCTTCAAAAGCTCCAATTTTTTTACCATCAATTTTAATCCATTGAGCTAAACCCATATGAATTATATATTCCTTTCCATCTTTTTTAAATGAAAATTCATTATATGAATAAGGATCATGAGATGGACCTTCACTACCAGATTTTGATTTAAAATTTGTAATCCTATTAGTATCTTCTAAATGGTCTAAATTATCTTCAGCTAATAATTTAGCTAATGATAAACCTTCTTTTAATATTCTCTTTTTGAATAAATCACCAACATGTATTTCTTGATAATTATTTCCTGTTTTTTGATAATAATCAACTCTTGGTTCTAATAATTTTCTTCTAACAGTTTCAGCTTCTTCTTTAGTGTATAAAGTTGCTTTAGTTGGTTCACTATAAATAAATTTATCTTGTTCTTCGTTATAAAAATTATATGGTTGACCAAATACTAATTCATAAACAGCATATGTTTTATTTTCAAAATCTTCTTTTAATTTAATTCTTTTTTCTTTACCAGGCATGTCCATTTTTTTAACACCTTTAGAATTTTGAGGTGTTACAGACATTTCTTTTACTTTTTTAGGCATTGAAGTTTTAGCTTCACTGCTGCTTAAAGTATCTTTAACATTCTTTTTAATTAAACCAATTAAACTGTTTTTAACAACATTACTATCAGAATTTACTTCATCACGCCCGCCTAATATAGATGCGTTTTTAGATGTTGGTTGAGTATTTTTACCTAAACCTGGCGCTTCATCAGTGTATCCTAAACCTTTAATTCCAAATTCACCATTTTTAGTATAGTACAAAGGATCTTTAGATAAGTTTTTTACTACTATCTTTTTTAATTCATCTCCCGTTTTATCTGCGTTTGCTGGATCTTTCATCTCAACGTAATATCCTTTCCAGATCTCGTTTCCATTGATGTTGTCTGCGTTTTTAACGTCAGTAGCATCATATGCGTCTTGCTTACTTTTAACTTCTTTAGATGTTTCTTTTTCTTCAGCTTTAACTTCTTCAGCTAAAATCTTTTTCCAATCGTAGATATCAAATCCTTTAGTAACAACGTTTGTTTGTTCACTAATAATTTGTTTTGTTTTTAATACATTAATTGATGTATTATAATCTAAATGTTTAGTTAAATATTGAGGAAATAAATTTCTAGCATGTTTTAAAAATTGCTCTTTATTTCCTGTGCCTCGGTTTATGGCGTTAAATTGTTCTTGTAATGTCATGTTATTATTGTTTATTTGTAAATAAAGTTATTAGTTTGTCTAAATAAGCGTTAGCAAATTGAGTACCATACATTATTTTAAAGTCTGGATCTTTTTTGTAAGCGTCCATTGTTTCTTTTTTTGCGTTTTTTAATAAAGGAAGTAAAGTGTTTAATTTATCCTCTATAGTATTAAAATCTTCTACTTTACTTGTTATAAATTCTTTTCTACCATCATCTGGTAAATTTAATTGACTAAGATAAGTAGATGTTTCTTCTTTATTTTCTTTCCATAAATCTTTATGTTCAATACCTTTAGCTTTTTTATGAAGCTCTTTAGTATTTACTGGTTTAAATCCTAATTTATAGTAGTAATTATGAGCTGTTCCTTTAGCTTTTTTGTTTGGATTATAAGCAAAAGGTGTAGCATAGTTTGCACCTTCACCTGGAGTAAAAGTAGCTGCTCCTGCACCTCCTCCAGTAGCACTCATTTCTTTTAATCTTTTATAGACTAAATCTTTAAGTGAACTTTTATTTTCCATTTATTTTTTTTAATTCTTCAATTAAATCACAATATTGTAATAAATTAACAACATCATCGTTGTTTATTTTATCATTTTTACCTAATGTAACTAAGAAATTAAGAGTTTCATTTAATTTAATTTTAGTTACTTCATTTTTTGTTTTTTTATTTAATGAAATAAGTTCTAATTTCATTTCATTAATTTTAACATTATAAAACTCTTTTAATTTAGTTGAATTATCAACCACATTAATAAATTCTTTAAGAATATTTTTTTTATTATTACTAAAATCTACATATTTACTATTAAACTTTTCAAGTAATATTTTATAAGTTAAAATGCGAGTATCTTTATCTTCATTTGCTAATTCTTCTATTGTTGTATTAACATTAGTTTCTTTTTTAGTATTAGATAAAGTTAAATGTTCTAATATAACTAATTTATTTTCAATTATATTTTCTGTAGGTACATTAGTATTTTGAGACTCAATTAAAGTATAAATAGCTGCTTGTGCTTTATAATTAGGAAGTTTTGTTTTAAAAAATTCTTCTAAATTATAGTAATTTTTAATTTCTTTAATTAGATTATACTTTTGTTTTTTTAAAGCTGTTTTATTTAACTGTTTAGAATTTTCTAATACTGTATTAATAACCATATTAGCTTTACCTTCAGTTAAATTAGTGCGTTTAATTAAACTTTCATATAATTTATATTCACGTCCTAATTCAGTTTTACTAAAATATTTTTTTAAAATATTCAAAGCTTCAGAATTTTTACCTGATAAAGTATCAGTTGTTATTTGTCTAACTAGAAGTTCAAAAAGAATACCAGTGTTTTTAAATTTTGAATGTTTTATTAACATTTAAGTAGTGGTTTTATTTATAAATATATAACTAATTGTTAATCTCGCAATTGATTTTCATCAAGCAATGATTCTTTCGATTTATCTATTTGAAATATTAATTTCTTTTCAATTTCTGTTATAAACTGTTTATTCTTTAGATGAACATTTTCATTTAATGATTTACTATTATAATCAGGTTGATCGTCAACTTTCATATCTTTTTTACCTAATCTATCTCTACCAAAAACATTCTGTTGAGTATTAATATTTGATACTTTTTCTTTAGGACGACCTAAAGCTTTATCAACTTGATAACCAGCAGGTACATTACCTGGATCTGATATCACACGACTTTTACCATATAGTGATGCTAAATCATGTGGTGTACCATATGATTTACCTGTTTCTAATGGATCATTACCTTCCTCAGTTATTTGACCTAAACGGAATTTACGTTTAGCATCTTGTAAAATTAAATCTCTATATTCATCAAATTGATCTTCACTAAAGTGGAATACATTATGGTAAATCCAATCTGTAGGTAACAATTGGGCATCCATAATATTTTTAGCTAAATCTACTTTTTCTTTCATTAATGCTATACGTTCTTGATCATAAATGATTGACGGAGTAGTTAATGATAATTCAAAATTAGTTAATGTTTCACCTTTATATCCTTGAGCATATAAATGAACTAAAGCTATTCTATATAATTCAGATAATAATATACGTTGTAGTCTATCAATTGTACGTGCAAAACGAATATCCTCAGCAGCTAATGTTGCTTTACCAGTTAAATCTTTTTCATAACCCATAAATGCTTTAGGAACTTTTAAAGCCGCAAATAATTTATCTCTTAAATATTCTACATCTTTAATGCCATCATAATCTAAACCTTTAGCAGTGTCAATTTTAGTTGTACTATCATTACCACGAACAGGAATGTAAAAATCTTCTAACATGTTTTGCATGTTATATTTTAAATTATACTCACCAGTTTGAGGATCAACATATGGTGTTTTTTTCATTGTAGTAATAGTCTTCTTCATGAAATTTTCTACTTCATTTGGAGGAATAGAACCAACATTAATGTAAAAAATTCGTTTTTCAGGCGCTCGAGAAATTCTATGTATTAACATAGCATCTTCCATTAGTGTGTATTGTTTAAACAATTTACGGGCTGGTTCAATATATGAACGACCATAAGGTAAATAGTTAACATCTGTTAATAAACGAAAATGTGCAATTTCATAGTTGTCAAAAAATATTCCATTTTCTTCTTTATTAGAGGTATTAGTTACATCATACAATCCTGCGCCACCTCCAGCATATCCTGTTGGATTAAATTTAAATCTAATAGACATTGGATTTTCTTTATCATATCCTTCTTGACGTTCAATATGATACGCTGTGTAAGGTATAACATTGTACACACCAAACTTTTCTGATATTTCTAATTTTAAGAAAAAATCTCCATATTTACACATTTGGCGAGTCCAAGACCATAAATTAAATTCAATGTTTAATATATCATAAAATAAATTATAAAGTATTTTTTGAACATCATCATCTGAGCTTCTAATTTGTAACACTTCACCCATCTCATTTTTTAATGAACACTCATCTGAAATAATATCTAAAGCTGAAGCTACAATAGCGTCAGTGTCCATTACATCATAGTCTGAGTATAGTTGGGTTCTTAAATATTGATAATTAACATTTAATTGAGCTCCATAAAGTGATGTAGTATTACTAGAATAGATTCCTTGATATCTATTGAGTAATGAATTTGTTTCATATTTACCGCTCCTTTGAATAGAATCAGTGTCAATTACTTTAAGAGTATTTCCTCCCTCATTACGTATAATTACGTCGGTTGAAAATAATCGTTTTAATCTAGAAAATATATTTGTATCTGCCATGTTTTATTATTTTAAAATAACCATTTTAAATCTTCTGTTTCCCCATTAATATCCATAGTATATGGATTATCATTACCTGAAGCAAAATATGCTCCCTGGTAAGCTGATGGTCTTTGTATGTTGTTTAATGTTGCTTTTGTCATTTCAATTCCGTATTGTTTTTGTTTTAATGCTGTATCTCTAACATACATTGCTGTATTATAACACATAACTAAATCATCATTATATCCAGATTGCGCTTCAGCTCTACCGTTTTTCCAAATAAAAATTTTCATTTCT